CAAGAATGTTGCGTACAAGCACATTCTCGACATTATCCCCAAGTCGCAGACAGGTGGCACGCTTGCTCCCACTGCGGCGCAGGCTGCTTCGGGCGAATACACTTGCCTGTGCATCAAGGACTACATCGATGGCAAGTTGATGCGTCACTACGACCCCATCAACTTCATCGACATCGACGCCTCCGGCACAGACCGTCTCGCTGCTGTGCGTACAGCTCTCGGAAAGTAAAAACCAAGGGAGGACGCCCTAAAAGAAACGTCCTCCCTACAAACAAATCTACATAACGAAAAGGAGATATGCTATGAGTAACACTGTTGACGAAAGAGAATTTGAGGTAGCAATGGAAGAGGCAAAGACCTCTGAAGATGCGGTAACAATCAAGTTGATTGAGCCCGTTACATACAACGGCAAAAATTACGAGTCTCTTTCTTTCAATTTCAAAAAACTGAAAGGCTCTGACGCGCTCGCAATCGAAAACGACTTGGAGCGCATCGGCAAGGCGACAATGGTTCCTGCTTTTTCGGGTGAATATATCATTCGAATGTTGGCACGAGCTTGTACCGAGGTTGTTGGAGACGACCTTTTCAGAATGTTGTCTCTTAATGACTACGAAAAGGCAAAATCTCAGGCGAGAAATTTTTTATTGAAGCGCGGGTAATCGTTGGTGACGGCGGAAGATGGTTGCGGCGACAGAGTATGATCCTTTCGCAAAACTATCATTCGCCGATATCCTTTTGGTTATCCATTCCGCTCAAAGATCTTTCGGCTTGGATAGGCGATAGTAATGAACTCGTCGAAGAACAGCGCGAAAGAAACAAAAAATGACGAAGGGAGTGATTGTGTATGGCATCAAGAAATGAGTACGAGATGCTATTTAAGCTGAGTGCGCAACTCGGACAAAACTTTAATGGCACGTTTTCCTCTGCTCAAAAAACGCTTGCCGCAACGCAGAAAGAAATACAATCGCTCAACAAGCTACAATCCGACATCTCGGCTTATGTTAAGCAACAGCAGGCCGTAGATGCCATCAAAGGAAAGCTTGACCTTTATCAGCAACAGCTCCGTAATGTTCAGCAAGAGATGGCGAACTCCACCGAGTATAACGCCACTCTTGCGAACAAGGAGTTGGAGTTAAAGCAAAAGGTTGAGCAGACCCAAATTTCACTCAATCAAAAAACAGAAGCGCTTGACCGAATGGGAAATGCGCTCTCCGAGGCGGGCGTTGACACAAGCAACCTCTCGATCGAAACACAAAGACTCGGAAAAGAGGTTGACGACCTAAAATCAAAGCAAGAGAAAGCCGCAGAAGAAGCGAAGAACTTTGGCGATGTCGGATCTAACGCCGCTATTGCCGTTGGAGATGCGCTTGCCGCAGCGGGTATTGCCACCCTGCTCAAAGAAATATATGAGCTTTATGGCGATTGCATTGTAGGTGCGGCTTCATTTGGTGATGAAATCGGCACCGTTTCCGTTCAGTACGGAATAGCGGCACAGGATTTGCAGGCGTATTATTACGCTGCTGAGCTCGTAGATGTGAGTGTCGAAACACTCACGTCCACAATGGCGAGGAACGTCCGCGCTATGTCCGAAGCAAAGGACGGCACGGTACAATATAAAGAGGCGTATGAAACGCTTGGCGTATCTGTTACGAACGCGGACGGATCTCTCCGCGATAGTGAAGAGGTCTATTGGGACGTCATTGACGCTCTCGGTAGCATGGAAAACGCAAGCGAAAGAGATGCGCTCGCTATGGAGCTTCTTGGCAGAAGCGCACAGCAAATCAACACCCTTATAGCCGCAGGCTCTGGCGTTATGGACGAATACGCCGCAATGGCAGAGGAAGCGGGTTATGTGATGGACGAGAAGATGCTCGCGAGCGTTATGGCGCTTGACGACGAGCTTCAAATTCAAAACAACAATATGATGGCGTTGAAGAACACCATCGGCGCACAGTTCGCTCCCGAGATTACAGCTGCTCTGCAAGTATGGAACGATATGCTTGCGGGTATGACGAAGTTTGCGGAAGAAAACCCCGTCATTGTAAAGTCGCTTGTTTTAATCGGTCTTGAACTCGCTACGATTGTCGGTGTCTATGGTGGCTATGTAGCTATCAAGAAAACCGCAAATGCTTTGAAAGCGTTGAGTGCGGCGCTCACGGCAAAAGATGCCGCCGCCTCGGGTGCAGATGCCGCCGCAAAAACGGCACAGGCAACAGCAACCACAGCGGCAACAGCAGCACAGACCGGTTTGAATGCAGCAATGTCTGCCAATCCCATCGGACTTATTCTGATGGCAGTATCCGCGTTGACGGTTGGAGTGGTTGCGCTCACTTCTGCTATGAATGACGCCTCCAAAAAAGAGGATCAATTAACGGCGAAGTCAAAAGCGGAACAAGAGCAGTTAAAAAAGCTAAACGAGGAGTACAAAAAAGTATGCGCCACATACGGAGAAACCTCCTACGAGGCGCAATCTCTCAAATGGGAAATTGAGGAACTTTCAGCGGCATATGAAAACGGAAAAACCACCGTACAGGAATATGCGGAAGAGTCCCAAGAATTTCTCGACGCCCTCAAAGAAGCGAGGGATGAATACAACGCAACTATAAAAGGTCTCGACAGAGAATACGACAGTTCTATGGCTCTTGTAGCCAAGCTTGAAGAATTGAGTAATTCTTCACAATCGGCCGCAAGCAACCAAGCGGCTATCATTCCCATTGTTGATGCGTTAAATGAAAAATATCAAAATCTCGGTCTGACGTTCGACTCAATCTCGGGCAAATTCAATATGTCCATCGGAGATATGAGAGGTGCCGCGCAAGCAGAGATTGATGCGAAAAAAGCAGAAGAAGCCTGGAAACGATATGTAAAATTGGTTGGCGATCAGCCTGCACACGAGGCGGTTATTGCAGAAGCTCAGGCAATTTACGACGCTTCTAACGCGGCGGCTGTTGAAGCAAACGCGGCGTGGGAAGAATACCACAATTCTTGGGCATACTGGCTTGAATTGATTGGTAGTGCGATGGCGCAATCTCAGAGCGATCCGATGTACTATACGCAGACGTATGGTGATATGTTGCTGTTTGACTCTATTGAGAAAAGCAGTGTTGCAAGTTCTGACAAAGCAATCCTCGACCAAAAGGTAAAGGCATACGAAGATGCACTTGCCGAAATGCGTGCGATAGAGCAAGAGTACGGATTTGATGATTCTATGGATCAGTCCGAAGAAAGCGCCAAAAAACTTGCGCTTGCGATAGATGCGGTTGTTGGTGGATATATGACCGCAGATCAAGCGGCGAAAAAGTATGGTGTTTCCGCGACGCGTATAAACGCTCAGCTTCAAGCTCGCGAGAAGATAGAGAGTGCTTTCGCAGCGGCATTAAATGCGGTGCGCGATGGTTTTATGTCGGCTGCAGAGGCGGCGGAGTTTTATGGAGTAACCGTAGAGAGTATAGATGCTCACGAAAAAATACTTTCAATAACAGACGACATCGAAGAACTATCCGAGGCGTACCAAAAGGTATACGACCAAGCGCACGACAGTATTACAGGGCAATACAAGCTTTGGGATAAAGCCGCCGATGTTATTCCTACCGATATTGAAACAATCAACACGGCATTGGAAACCCAAACGGCATATTGGCACGACTACAATGTGGATTTGCAAAGTCTTAAAGAGCGGTCTGCTGATATAGAAGGTCTCTCCGATGTAATTGAGTCCTTTGCTGATGGAAGCAAAGAAAGCGTAAATGTAATTGCGGGCATGGCTCAAATGAGCGATGAAGAGCTTGGGCAAATGGTTGCAAAATGGCAAGAGCTTCAAACCGAACAAGAGGACGCTTCTGAGTCGCTTGCGACAATGAACCAAGACTACGCTTCTACGCTTGACGAATTGCAGGGGCAATTAGCTCAAACGATAGAGGATCTCAATCTCGAAGAAGAAGCAAAAGCGGCAGCAGAAGCAACAATGGATGCGTACATCAAAGCGTTGCGAGAGGGCTCCGAAGAGGCGTCGGCTATCGCTCAGGACTTGGCCGCACAAGTCGGAACATCCCTTAACGTATCTAATGGCGCAACGGGTGCAATCGGTGGAGCGGAAAGCGGCGGCAATTCTGGTGAGAGCGGCGGCTCGGCAGGAACATACACGCCGTCCCAAGAGGAAATGATTGCCGTTCAGATCGTTAAATTCGGAGATGCAATCGGTAGCGGAATGAATGCCGGCAAATCGGGAGATAACGGCATTGTCAAATGGGGCGACAAGGAATATAAAGTCCAAAACTCCGGCAACGCCTACGACAGTTCCACACCCTTGTATAAAGCGGCGGTTGAGGTGCTCGGGTTTGGCGACCGACAGATTTTTGGATATAACGGAAAAATCTACGGCTACCTTGACAACCATATTCAAGAACTCGAAGGTAGGACGATGTCCTCAAAAGGCTATGACAAGCTCGCCTCCGATATGAGTGCCAATTACGGCTCGTATCACACAGGAGGTCTTGTCGGTGATGTCGCTACACTCACCGAAGCGGAAGAGTTTGCAAAACTCTTAAAGGGTGAGTATGTTTCCACCCCTGCTCAAATGAAGCAGTTTATGGACAACACGCTTCCTCAAATCGCGGGGTATGGTCAAGCCGAGACGGTATCGCCAAGCTATGCTTTAGAAGCACAGCACACCACAAACTCCAATTCGCTTCCTCCAATAAGTATCTCGTATCAAATAGAACTTTCGGGGGATGCAGCTACAAGCGAAGATCAAATTCGGCGCATTTTGGACGAACAAAATCAGAAATTGGAAGATATTATCCTGGATATTTTAGATAACAGGGTATCTGATGCGAAAAGAGGTGCTTACGTCTGATGAAAAAATATACTACCGTACAAGGCGACAAGTGGGATAGCATTGCTTTCAATCAGATGGGTACCACAGAGCATACCGACAAACTGATGAATGCTAACACGAAATACGGGGATATATTTATTTTCCCCGCAGGCATCGAGCTTGAAATTCCCGAGGTCAGCGAGTTCACTTATGACGATCTGCCTCCTTGGAAGAGGGTGAGCGGATGAGCGACGTCAATAAAGCAAGGCGCAGTGATGTCAATGTCTTTTTTGCGGGCAAAGATATCACAAAGTCCTTGCGAGAATACCTTATATCTCTTACCTATACCGACAGCGAAGATGAAGCCGCTGACGATTTGCAAATCAAGATAGAGGACAGAGACGGAGTGTGGCTGACAAAGTGGCTCAATCAAGCCATCCAATCAGCCGCCTCTGCCTCTCTCTCGGGAGAGAGCCAGGACGTGAACAGCACCGTATACAAGGTCAAGTCGCGAAGCGGCGCAGCGGTGCGAAGCAGACCCGGCAAGTTTTACTACGTATATGGTACTCTCGCCTACGGTGCGTATGTGAGCGCAATATCCAACGAAAAAGGGTGGGTGAAATTCGATTACAACGGCAAGGACGGTTATATCGATGCCTCGTGCCTTGAACTCCATAGCGACAATGGGAATAAAACGACCTTTAATGTGGGCGACGAGGTTGTGGCGAACGGAAAACCACAATTCACGAGCTTTGGTGTCGGCATTCCTTTTTTGAGTGTAACGAACTACAAGGGCAAAATTTCCTCTACAAATAAATCTGCCCTTGCAAACTACCCCATTAAAGTCGGCTCGCTCGGTTGGTTTACCACGGCACAGGTGAAAAAGAAAGACGATCCGTCCGCTTCTGATGGTATGGTTGATAAGGTCACCAAAGGTCTTATGATACAAGCCACTATTCTCCGACAGAATTGGAATGGCGACGGCAAAGACCGACACCTCGATTGCGGACAGTTTGAACTTGATAGCGTGGACTATTCTGGACCACCTTCCACAATCACGATCAAAGCGACTTCGCTACCATTCAATCGCACGATACGGCAGACAAAGAAAAGCAGATCGTGGGAGAAATACGACCTACGCGGCATAGCCGAAGAAATGGCCGCAGAGAGCGGTATGACTTGTATGTTTGAGTCTACCAACAATCCTCGCTACAATCGCGTGGAGCAAGTTGCAACGAGCGACATAAGCTTTTTGCAAACGCTCTGCACAAGGGCGGGTGCTTCTCTCAAAGTAACAAACAATATCATCGTTATTTTCGACCAAGAAGAATACGAGGACAAGGACGCGGTCAGAACAATCGAGCGCGGCGCCGCGGGCGGTTATTCCAAATTCAAATTATCCTCGGGCGAGGCAGATGCAAAATACGCGAGCTGCCGCGTCAGCTACACCGTACCAAGCACAGGTGAGGTTATTGAAGCCACTGCATACGCCGAGGGCTATGACGAGGACGACGAAAACAATCAGCAGTACGAGGTAACGGAGAAAGTTGAGACAATCGCCGAAGCGCAGGAGCTCGCGGCAAAGTATCTCCGCTTGAAAAATAAATATGAGTACTCCGCTTCATTTACTTTTCCGGGAGATCCAACCTTGCTCGCAGGAGTAACGGTTAATCTCAAAGGATGGGGAGCATGGGACGGGAAATACATCATCAAAACCGCGAAGCATAGCGTTTCCAAATCGGGCTACACGACGCAAATCACGCTTCGCAACACTTTGGAGGGATACTAATGGACGGAAAAAATCTCGACAACACCAATCTTATCAATAATATGGTTCGCGTTGGCATTGTAACAGATATCGACAAAAAGAACAGGCGCGTCCGTGTACACTTTCCAAATCTAAAAATGACGTCGGGGTGGCTTTACGTCTTGAAATCCCCAACGTCTATTCAAATCATTTTTGAGTTTTCCACAGAAGCGTGGATGCCCGAGATCAACGATAAAGTATTATGCCTATATGCTCCTGTTTTCAACGGAGACGGCTTTGTGTTGGGAGGTATCTGATGCAGGTAGGAAGCTTTGGAGATGTTATTTTTTCTGTGTCGACCGACAAGATACAGACAGTAAAAGATGTATCGCGAAGCGGATCCGCGAGCATTCAGACGCACAAACGACATCTTGACGTGGATTTGCCCGAATTTGTTGGCACGGATTTGGAGTCCTTGTCGTTCAATATTCAGATATCCAAGTATTTGGGTGTCGCCAATCCTCAAACAGAGGTTGACCGTCTGTTTTCGTATATGCGGAACGGCAACCCGAAGTATTTTATTTTGGGCGCCCAACGCTACGGACGATACAAGTGGTTGATATCTAAAATCAAAGTAACGGATAAGCACTACGATAAGAGCTCAAATGCGATTACTGTGGACTTGGCTGTTACGCTGACAGAATATCCGCAGAGGTGATCCTATGACATATAAAGTTAAGGGCGGCAGCGCCGCCACCTCTTATGTTTTCAACGCCACAGACACGGTAACGTCTGTGTTGCAGAATTTGGCTCTGCTCTATGCTACCAAGCAGGGAACGGTACCGCAGTACCGCGAATTTGGACTGCCGATGGAGTTCATCGACAAGCCAATGCCGGTGGCGCAAACAATGGCTGTTGCAGAAATCACC